CACCGGCCTGGTGAGTATTCAGGAACGCACGGTGGCCTCGGCGGTCAAACTCGTCGCCCGCCAACGCGCGACGCATGTCGTCCGCGACTGGCTGCGGAGCCTGACGTGGGACGGCATCGAACGCATCGCGCACGCCTTCTCCGACTACTGGGGCGCCGAGCAGACCTGTTACACCCGTGCGGCCAGTGCGAATTTTTTCATCGGTCTCGCCGCGCGCATCCTGCACCCTGGGTGCAAGCTGGATACGATGCCGGTCTTCGAAGGCGCCCAAGGCATCAAAAAATCGACCGCCCTCCAGGTCCTCGGCGGCGCCTGGTATTCCATCGCCCACGCCACGGTCGGCAGTAAAGATTTTCTCCAGGGTCTCCGCGGCGTGTGGCTCCTCGAGGTCGCCGAGCTCCAGTCCTTCAGTCGCGCCGACGTCACCGCCGTGAAGAACATGCTCAGTGCGCCGCACGACGACTATCGTCCCTCGTATGGCCGCGCCGTCGTCCGCTTCCCCCGCCAAACCGTCATGGCCGGGACCACGAACACCGACGACTGGGGCACCGATGACACCGGCCTGCGGCGTTTCTGGCCGATTCGCTGCGGGGAGATTCGCCTCGACCACCTCGCCGCCGCCCGCGAGCAACTCTTCGCCGAAGCCGTCGCCGCCGTCGATGCCCACGCCCGCTGGTGGGAGATGCCCCCAGACACCGCCTCCATTCAACGCGACCGGCAGTTCTACGACGAATGGACCGAGCCGATTCTCGAGTGGTGCCGCCTCCAATTCGGGGGGGGCGAAAGTGTCGCCGTCAAAGACATCCTCGCCGGCCCCCTCCACATCCCGATCGACCGCGTCAATAAGGCCGACCAGATGCGCGTCGCCAGAATCCTCAAATTGACAGGCAGGGAACGAAGGAAGGTCCGAGAGGGCGAAGAAACGGTGTGGAAATGGGTAATACGTGACACACAAAGGCGGGAACAGTGAGAACGGTGGCCGCAAATTTTTTTAATGTTCACGGTCTCTGTTCTCTCTGTTCCTACTGTTCTTACATAAATAACAACATAGTGATACGGGGTAGGTATGTCCACGCAAAACACTGAGAACACGGAACAGAGGGAACACGCGAATCCGGATGCGACAGGGAAGGCCGCGCCGCACCCTGCCTCTCGCCTAGGCCAGAACGGGGGCGAAAGTGATCCCGAAAAACTCGCCTGGGACATGCTCGGAATCACCAAGCCGGTGAACGGCGCGATTTCGAAGCGGTTAGCGCGTGAAGCCGCGCGCGTGGCCATCATGCCGCACATGGCCGAGATGATCGAGGCGCAAGTGGCGCAGGCAAAGGGGTTACGGTACCTCGTGGCGCGCGATGACAGCGGCAAATTCAGGCGCATCGGGCCAGAGGAGCTCGCCGCCGGCGCCATCGGCGTTGAAGTGTGGGAGAAGGACCCGTCAACGGCGGCCTTCACGGACTTGATGAACCGCGCGATTGATAAGCCGAAGGAGCAGGAGCAGGAAGTCATCATCCACAACTCTGAGGAGCTCCTGGCGCGGTTGGACAGCTGGAAGGTGGCGAACCGGCAAGCCCAAGCACAGATCGAGGCACCACAAGATGTTGTGGAAGAGGTGGATCGGGTCGAATAGTCGCGGTGGAATCAGGCCGATAACGACTGGGTCTGATATGTTGGATTATGTTAACCTGTAACTCGTTGATTCTAAAGGAAATAAAGGAATTGTCGGCATCAATCGTGCCATCGCGCGCGGGCCGTCACAGGGTGAGGCCTGGCACAAAAGACCCCCGGCCGGCAGGGGGGGGCTGGGACCCTCGAGCGCCTCGCAAACGGTCTGGGTCCTTCCCTAAGGCACGCCGGGGCGCGGATCTGGGCCAGAGCTCATCCGCAGATTTCCGCATCCCCGGCGGGGCGCCTGCGTGGGACGAAGCTCATCCGCACAGTGTGGTGTGGCTGGGAGGGAGCTCATCCGCAGAAAAGGAGGCGCGGGATGTCGACGGTGTATGAGATGGCGGTGACGTTTGAGTTTGAGGTGCGGGCGCCGGTGACGTGGCGAGGCGAGGTGGAGGCGGCGACGTTGGGAAAAGCCCTAGGCGTGGCGATGCGGCAGGCGCGAGGGGTGCTACGGCCGGTCGGGTGGCGTTCGTTTGTGTGCGTCTGCCTTTCTCAGAGGCCTGGCGCGGCGCGTGGCCTTGTGGCGGCGGTGTCGCCGGCGGTGTTGGCGCGATTAGCGGAGGGGCGTCGTCGTCGGGCGGAGGAGCGGGGGGCGTCCAGCGCGGCGCGCTCCTCCGCAGAAAAAGCGTGAGGGTGTGATGGAGGCGGTGGGGCGGGACGTCGAGCGCGAGCTGCACGAGGCGATGGCGGCGGTAGCGGGGGACCCGTTGGGGTTTGTGCGGCGGGCGTATCCGTGGGGGCGGCCTGGGGTGCTGGAGGCGTATCGGGGGCCGGACGTGTGGCAGGCGGAGTTGCTGGAGGAGATTGGGCGGCAGGTGCGGGCGCGGCGGTTTGACGGGCACACGGCGGTGTTACCGATACGGGTGGCGGTGAGTAGCGGGCGCGGGGTGGGGAAGGGGGCGATGACGGCGTGGTTAGTGGATTGGATTATGAGCACGCGGCGGGGGGCGATTGGGACGGTGACGGCGAACACGAATGACCAGTTATCGGAGAAGACGTGGGCGGCGATTCGGACGTGGACGCAGCGGTGTATTACCGGCCACTGGTTTGAGATTAATTCACAGGTGCTGTATCGGAAGGGGTATCGGGAATCGTGGAAGGTGACGCCGGCGTCGTGTGCGCCGGAGAACAGCGAAGCGTTTCAGGGCCAGCATAACGCGACGTCGACCAGCTTCATGATTTTCGATGAAGCGAGCGGGATTGACGACGCCATTTTCAAGGCCGCGGAGGGCGGGTTGACGGATGGCGAGCCGATGATGTTCATGTTTTTCAATCCGACGCGGACGACGGGGTATGCGTGGCGGGCGGTGTTTGGCGCGGGGCGGGACCGGTGGACGACGCGCGTCGTGGATGCGCGGACGTGCGCGATGCCGAACAAGGCGTTCATTGCGGAGTGGCTCGAGGATGCCGGCGGGGACGAGGACGAGGATTTTTTTCGGGTGCATGTGCGGGGGGTGCCGCCGCGGGCGGACGAGACGCAGTTTATTGACAGCGGGCGGATTGCGGCGGCGCAGACGAATCCGGTGCAGCCGTTGGCGGGCGAGCCGTTGATTCTGGGCCTTGATGTCAGCGGCGGCGGGAGTGCGTGGACGGTCGGGCGGTTTCGGCGCGGGTTGGATGCGCGGTCGGTGCCGGCGATTCGGTTGAGCGGGGCGCAGACGGCGGCGGATGACCGGGCGTTGGTGGTGGCGACGTTGGTCGAGGCGATCCGGACGCACGCGCCCGATGCGGTGTTTATCGACAGCGCGTTTGGCGCCGCGGTGGTCGTGCGGTTGCGGGGGTTGGGATTCACGCAGGTATTCGAGGTGAATTTCGGCGGGCCGACGATTGAGAAGGGCGACGGGAATTTACGGGCGACGATGTGGCGGCGGATGAAGGAGTGGTTGACGCGGGGGGCGATTGATACGCGGGGGATGGACGCGAAGGGGCGGTTGGCGTTGGACCTGGCGGGCCCGGGCTTTCATTTGCGGAACAATAAGTTGGTGCTCGAGTCGAAGGAATCGATGGGGAAGCGGGGGGTGGCGTCGCCGGATGATGCGGATGCGTTGGCGTTGACGTTTGCGATGCCGGTAGCGCCGCGGGATGCGCAGACGACGGCGGGGCGGTGGTTACCGGCGGCGTCGTGGCAGGCGTGAGGGGTTACGTGGGCGGCGCGGGCGGGGCCTCGGCGTCCAGGCTCGCCAAGGCATGGTCGAAGGCCCGCTTCACGAGTTCGCGCATGCGCGTCCGGAACTCGGGATCTTTTAGGATTTCAGCGGCCAGCTGCTCCGCGATTTTATCGGTGGTGCGGCTGAGCGTCGTGACGACGGAGGCGCTCACTTGTTGGGTGATCAACGATTCCAAAAGATTCATCGGCGCCCAGCCTAGCATGGCGGGGCTGGATGAGATGGCGGCGTGGATGGGTCTGTGTGGATCCATGCGTGTGAGAGATAGGTGGGGTGTAGAATGCGGCCGAACAGGAGTCCGGTATGAGTGAGGACCGACGCGCGGCGCTCGAGCAGCAGAAGGCGCAGTTGGTGGCGTATGCGCGGATGAAGCTGGACGCGAACGATCTCCACGGCGTGGCCGATGCCGCGATGGATATCCGCGAGATTGACGCACGGTTGGACGAGCTCGCGCGCGTGGACCCGGCGACGCTCACGCTAGGGGCAGCGGTCTGGGGACCATATCAGGCGCCGCTGTCGCCAACGGCCGGCGGCGCGCTCACGCCGCAGATGTTGAATCCGCCGCCGCTGCCACCGTCAAAGCCAACGCCTGGATCGTCTGCTGGCGAGGTGACGTATCCGCCGCAGTGTCAGGCGACGGTGATGGGGACGCCGTGCGTGATGATCGCGGGGCATCAAGGCGATCACATGAACGCCGACATGTGGCGTTCGGAGGCGCACTAATGCCCCGGCGAAAACACTCGCCCGAAGTGCGCGCCTTAATGACCATCAGCCTGGCGCTGCGTGCGATGGACAGCCGACACGCACGCGCGGCGTTTTTACGCTGGGCGTTGGAGGCGAATGACGCCGGCGTGTTTGACCGACCGGCGGCGCCGGACGGTCTGGCGTTCGATCGCACGGCGTTTGCGCGCGTCACCGACACCCTGCCGCTGCCGCCGACCACGGAGACACCCTGATGCCGTCCACCAGCAAGGCCCAACAACGTCTGTTCGCCGCGGCCGAACACGGCGCGACGTTTCCGAAAGCGAAGCAGCTGCGGCAGGCGATGACGAAAACGCAACTCTCCGATTTCGCCAGCGGGCCGATGAAGGGGAAACCGGAGCACGCGAGCAGCTACGCGGCGCGGCTGAAAGCCAAGCAATGACCGAGCAGCGTATAAACCGTGTGTTCGAAGCTCTCGCTGATCATCTTGAGCGTCTGAGCGACGATGAACTGCTCGCAGAAGTGCGCGACAACGGTGAATCACCAGAGGTCATCGCTGCAACGACACGCGCGCTGATTCAAGACACCGTGAACCAAGTCAAACAGCGAGAAGCCAGCGGCTTCGCGATCCGATTCGTGCAGCAGTGGGACACTGCCGCCGATCAGATCCCCACGGCGCAGGACGTCGCGGCGTTGCGGGCCGCGCGCATGAAAGCGAGGCGCGGATGATGGCGCCAGCTTTTCAGGTCAGTGACGTGATCAGCATCACCAACGCTGATGCGCCTCCGTGGCTGCGTGAGACGAATGGCAGCCCGAGGCGCTTCAGGGTGATCCGTCTCAACGCGAATGGCGAGGTCGAGTGCGCGCCGTTGACGCCCGGTTATCTGACGCCTGATATGTCTGCGAGGGTGTGCATCATTTCGCAGCGGTATGGCGGCATTACAGAGAAACGCGCCGTCGTCAAGGCGCCGACGCGATGAACGGCCGCGCCGCCCGCGCGCTGCGGCGTGAGGTGCGGCGCACCGTCGGCGCCGACGCGATCGACATCATCGACGCGCAGACCAACGCGATCAATCACCAGATCCTGCCGAACCTCAACGCAAGCA